CCTAAATCTTCAATACAATCTGCTGTACCAGCCAAACGGTAATTGTGGTTATAAACCAGTTCTTCACATTTGGCAATAGATCTATCATATAACTTGAGAGACTCAAGAGAATCCAGGATATCCTTGAATTCTTGGGGTTTCTCCCCTGTTTTATTGTATTCATCAATGGCACTATGAATGCAACTGCCTCTTACCTTGCTGTCTGCATTGATCTTCTGCCATTTGGCTTTAACTTCTTCCACAGTAATTCCTTCTTTGTCGGCAGTCTTTTTAGCAAAAAACTCCACATCAAACTTCTTTTTAAACTTGCTAATGAGTGTTGTGGCAGAAGTATACTCCTCATTAGTATGCACATTTCTATAACAATGCTTAACTTTATCAAACTTTAACATTAATCCTATTATATAGGAAATTTAAAATGATTCTACTTGTTTTTTTTGAGTGTGTAGGAACAAGTATACTGACCTTTGCTGATGGCTTTTTTAAATGTGAGCTCAAAACCTTTGTCAATCAAGCGTTTATTAAGGTCTTTAAAATAATTGCCAGGCAGGTGAAAGATTACAGAGTTTTTCTTCTTGTCAGTGATGACAATATCAGTGAACTCTTCACATATAGATTGAATAAAGTCAATCTCTTTCATTATAATATTTAATGAAAAAGAGAGGGTATTAGTCGTCTTGATCTTCGAAATCTTCTAACCCGTCATCAGTATGCAGGCTGTTAACAAACTCTGTGTCACTTTTTGCAACACCTTTGCGAATCAAGTCCAAAAAAGCATCTAATTCTTCATTGCTCAAATATAGCACTCCAACTTCTTTGCTATCAGCCAAAACTTTCACATGCATTCCTGTTTGCATGTTTTGAACATTAACCAGTTCAATTTTCATTATTTGGAAGTATTAATCACGGTAATAATTTTGTCGTACACACCACCCACAACGGTGAGATCGGCTCCTTTGAGAACGCCTCTTGCAGAAGCTGCTTCAATCAAATTGGCTAGAATTTTTAAATCCTGTATGGTTATTTCTGTTTGTAATTCTTGAGTTGTTGTATCTGGCATAACAATATATTAAATTAAAAAATTATTTAATCAACTCCTTTTAAGAAATTTATTACATTTTCATACAGATAAATGAGCACAATGCTGGTGCTTGTGTTTACTATGAAACCTGTGAGATTATCAAAAAGAAAAGCTGAAACAATTATGCTGGTCCAAAAACTGAAGCAAAAATGGCAAGTAAACACTTTGAGCAAGGGTGAAGTTGTTAAAAGCAGCAGATCAAAATCTTCATGACGAAAAGTAGTCTTTTTAGTTAGCAGACTGTACAAAGAAAGTTTCAATGGTGATGAAAACCAAACTAAGTTGGCAGCTTGTGAAATTAAATATACTGCTAATGCTGCAATCATCGGTTGCTGTTGGTAATTATATTAAGATATTTTGACTTTATGCCATTGATCATGCAAGGTGAACATGCACGGGGATTAATGGTTGATATTTCTTGTTTGTATTCCAGTCTGAGTTTTTCACAATTAGGAATCTCTGGAGGACATGGTTTATTGTCATCAAAGAAGTCACTTATCATTTAAGTATTTATGAAACCACGATCTGGATCAAACACTGTATTTTTTTCAAAATCTTCAATTTTTACAATATCCTGGTAATAGTTGAGCCTGTTGTAGATCTTCTTGTGTGCATCTTGTGGAGTATCTTCATCCAAAGTAATTTTAAAGGTTTTCTTAGTGGTATTGTCTCTGACGTGGAATGTGTATTTGTCGATGAACATGTGTTTATATTAGTATAATAAAATAAACTTGCAAGTACTATTAAGCTGACCCCTTCATTAATCCAAGATTAACAAGTGTGGTACGTATTTCATTAACCAATGTAATGATGGCTGTTGCTTGAGCTGATGTGTATCCAAACCCGCCTGCAGATGGTGACGGTGTATTTGTAACTGCAGCTTGATTTACAGATGAAGGTTGTATTACAGGTGTTGCATTGTAGAAGCCAAGCTTCTGTGTAGTTGCTGTTCCAATCTTAGTACCAGTTGCAGTATTTAAAGTAATATTAGCACTGTCTGATAATGTTATAGAAGATAGAGTAACAGACCCAGTCCTATCAATTGATAGAGCAGGCAATCCCATGGCAGGAGCAAATACACTGCTGATGCCAAACACATTGGTAGATTCATCATAAGACATGAATACACCAGAAAAACCGTTATTATTTGTGCCATAATCTGATTCACCAAATCTGAGTATAGGATTGAAACCATCATTAGCAGGGGTATGAATAAGATCTAAGCCCCTGCTTGTTACAGATTGTGTGAACAATGTGCCATTGGAAGAAATATTGCCAGAAACAGTGAGCTTTTCTGCAGGAACAGTAACACCTATACCAATATTACTATTTCTATCAATTGCAATTGCAGGTATTCCCATGGCAGGAGCAAATACACTGCTGATGCCAAACACATTGGTGATTTCATCATAAGATGCAAATGCACCAGAGAAACCAGACAATGTGGTACTGCCTGGTGTGGATTCACCAAATCTGAGTATAGGATTAGTTCCATCATTAGCAGGGCTATGAATAAGATCTAAGCCTCTGCTTGTTACAGAAGTTGTAAATAATGTGCCATTGGAAGAGATGTTACCTACTACTGTTAATTTTTCAGCGGGGCCAGCAGTCCCAATGCCCACATTGCCACCATCTGCAATAAATAGCGCTGTTGTTCCATCATCTTGGAAATTAGCAACAGGCTGTGTTCCTTTCTGATTAACTACAAGAGCTGGTCCAGTACCAGCATTTACTACTGACAATGCACTGGTCACAGAGACAATGGAATCAATATAAGCTATATCACCCAATACTGAAAGATTGCCAAATACTGTAACATTATTGCCTTTGACAACCAGTCCACTGCCACTATTAGTACCAGTGCCCAAATAAATAGAATCCTTGCTTGTAATAAATAAATTGCCACTAGTAGCACCAATCAAACTGCTATTATAATCTGGGTTTCTTGCATCTAGTTTGAGTTGATAAGCAGATACATGATCATTAATTGAAAGATTTTTTTCAATATTAACTGTGGTTGAAAGGTTGTCTTTTATGGTACTAGTAAAAATATTACCAAAATAAAAACTACCAACCCGTGGGCCATCACTGGGTGCATAAACTGATCTAAAAGCACATAAAGATAAGAATCTAGCATCAAAATTTAATTGACCATACACATTTTGAATTGTGTAATCTTTGTCACCAGTTGAGCCTATGCTATAATCAATTAGTAGACCGTCACCTAAGCCACCTTGAGCAAATCTCAAAGCATTACCAGGAGCAGGTGAATACTCTAGAGTGTATCCTATCTGAGGTTCAGAGTAGAGTGCTGGTGATGTGACGTTCCAGTTGTTGTTATAAAACACATAATTTAAATTTTGACTAAATGCCATGTCACCAGGTTGAGCATATGGCCGCACATCATTCACATTGCCAACAACACCAAAATTGATATTACCAACTGGTGTACCACCCAAGGTGTAACCATCACCTATGAAGAGTCTGCGCGAATCCACTGATAAACCAAGCTCTCCTTCAGATAAAAGTGTATCAAGACGTTCAACCTCTAGTCCTCTGCGAACTAAAATTTTAACAACTGTATCACTTGTGATTTCAAATGCCATATTATGCTACCTTTACTATGCCCCCATCATTCCATAATTTTTTTGAACCTGCACCTGGATTAGTAATGGGCAAGGAATTGCCGTTAACACCACTCAAATTAACAGTCAAATTACCTGCTATATTGTATTGCACAGAAGTGTTGTCTACAGAAGGTCCAATAAATTTAAAAGTATACAGAGGAGATGGATTGCTATAATCTACATTTGTAACAGTATATAATTTTGTTGAAGCAGTGTCGTAAATAATATCTCCAACTTGAGCATATTTATATGAATCTGCAACTGTAAGATCAACATTGTAAAATAATATGGAACCAACAGGGTAACCACCGGGTATCAAGCCATCACCTATGAATAACCTTCTGCCACCTGGGTCTGTTACATACCCCAACTCTCCGTTATCAAGTACTATGCGACGTCTCTCAGAATCAGTACCTCTTCTTATCTTTATTTTAACTATGGAAACACTAGCCATTGTAATTATTTATTTAATCTTATAGATTTACAATAAAAAAATTAAGGTCCTATGAGACCATTGCGAAGCACACTGGGGCTAAATGGATCATTTCGACCAACACCACCGCCCACTGGTGGATAATAAGGGTTGCCTAATGGACTGCTACCAGTTTCCCAAGTATAAGGGTGGCCAAATGTTTTTAAGGCATAACTTGCAGGATTTCCTGCATTTCCTGCACTCCACCATGGAGAAGTCGCAGCAGCACTTGAATTTCCAGCACCACCAGCTGGGTTAATAGGAGAATTATAACCAGGTTGATACCCAGTAGCACCACCCCAACTTCCATACCAATCTGTAGGCTGTGTATTTTGACATACACGATTATATGGGTAAGACAGCAACGTTCCACGGCCACCTGGCAATCCACCACCACCTGCTCTGCCATCAGCACTACCACCTGAACCACCATCTCTATAAACATTAAAATATGGGCCAGCTGCTCCACCACCTGCAATCACCCCTTCATTTTGTATGGTCACCATAGTGAGACCTGCATCAATCCAAATTGCATCACCTGGCGAACCGTTGCAACCATTTCCACACAATCCATATATGCTCTCTGCAGAATTGCAATTAAATTCTTGTGCCCATAGATACCAACCAACACAACTACGTGTGTGCAATGGACCACACATGCCATCTGCACCTCTGCCCATGATAACACCACCTGCAGGGCCTGTCACATTAGGTCTTGCACTTGTTGGGTAAGTACCATCATAACCATACAGTGCGTTGGTTGAAGTTGTAACTTTTGGATTGAATATTGTTATTTTGCTGCCAGCAGGCCACCCAGTGCCTGTGCGTATAGCATAATAATATCCTTTCTTGCAACCAATTAGAGTAGCATTGTAAAATGTTACGTCTAGAGGCCTGATAAAGCTGGAAGGCAAACGGCCAAGCTTTTGACACATGTAATCAAAAAGATTAATAGAAGACTCTATGACTGTATCAAAATTAAAAATTCTGACAGTCAGTGTCTCATATGGATTAATTGTTGGTGTAATGGTAGGTGTAGGCGTGGGTGTACGAGTAATAGTGGGTGTGGGTGTGGGTGTAGGCGTGGGTATATTAGTGCTTGTAGGTGTGGGTGTGGGGGTGAAAGTAGGTGCATTTGTCGGAGTCATTGTTGGAGTAGGTGTAGCAGTTGGTGTGATGGTAGGTGTGGGTGTTACAGTAGGTGTGGGAGTGGGTGTGGGTGTGGGGGTCCAAGGAATATTCAAAATTATAGGTGTATTGAGGGCTTCTGGTGACAATTCATCTTGAAGAGCACTGATAAGATTTTGTTGCAAATTAAATATGTTTACTAAGCATCTGTTAATAGAAGAATCAGTAACAACTTCATTTTGACCAATGTAATTATCAAATTCTTGATTCATTATAAAATCTCCGCTTGTTGTGTTAATTTCTGTTGTTCTTTAGCTGTTAAATAGCGGGTGAACTGGAATACAGAATTTCTTCTTGAATCAAACTTAAATTGAAACTTACCTATAATTTGTTCTATGAATCTAAGATGATTAGTAATTAGTTTAATTAGTGATTTATTCACTACCCAGCTTTGCACATACTCCTCTAGTTTTATAGAAATTTCATTCATTGTGTATATATCAAAATCTGGAATACTTAAAACATCATACAGATTTATGTTATCATAAAATGCACCAATTATTTGTGCACTTGTGGATGGGTTTTTAGAAACTATTAAGTTTTTATCATTGCTGCCAATGCCTATGGAAGCAAAAGCTTTAATATTCTGTTGATCATTGTATTTGTACAGATAGAACAAATACTTACCAATAGTATCACCAGGGTTATTTACCAATCCTTTGTATATGTTTTGATCTGTTACTATGTAATATATGTTTGTATCTGTTTTGGAAAAAACAATATCTGTTATGGATTCTGTATTATTTAAATAATCTACAACAATTTCAGTTTTTTGCTGAAAATTATTTGAATAAATATTAAATCTATTACCAGAAAGTAAACAAAAGAAATTACCAGCAGAATCTACTTTAAGCTTTTTTGGTGAATTGTTTAGAAAATCAAGGTTCAATCTAAATGTACTAATCCAGTTTAAGTTTTGATCATACTTCTTAATGCAACTATTACCAGTATCTAAAACAAATATATCTTCATTGTAAGTGATTACATCTGTTGGTGCATTGAAAGAGAGCTTGTCATCAGCTGACCCATACCCTCCAAGTAAATTTCTAAAAATTAACCTGTTGAAAAATACATTATTATTTTGTGTGAACCCTCTTGCCTCATATTGATAGAGTGCATTATTACCTTTGTCTAAGATTAAAATACTCTGATCAGGACCATCTGTTATGGCTTCAATATTTGAAAACGCAACATTATTTAAAGCAGGGGTGTTAAACTGGGTTATAACAGAAGTGGAAAGAACTTCACTTTCTGTATCTGTAGACCTGACAATAAACAGTGTATCACCATTAGTACCGAATATTGAATATTGAGACAAATCAGGTGAACGAAGAGCATATATGGTTTTTAAATTATTAAAGCTATCAGGTAAGCTCCAAGTAACAGGTTTAAATTCTGAAGTGGATAGATTGTAATTCCATGCCAAGTACGTAAAATAAGTACTCATTCCTAGCGTTGCAGTTGAACTAATAGGTATTATATTTGAAGCAATTTTACTTTTCGAATAAATATATAAAAAATTCTCATATAAATGCTGCAGTTTAAGATTTATTACATCATTACTAACTGTATCGTTTGGCTGTATTTTTATTTCTTCTAAAGAATAGGGCAAAGATAAAATTTGTGATGGGTATCTATCATAGTTAAGACCATAATTATCAATTTCTTGCGTGATATTCATTAATTGCTCCACTTAAATTGGTTAATTTTTACATAAGCTGGTGCTGAATTTTTTATCAAAGTATAGATTCTCTTTTCAATTTCATTCTTTAACTGTTGATTATTTATACCACTATTTTTTAAAACAATATTTATTACAGGTGATTTGCTGCCTGGTGTTCTGAATTTAAAATACCTTTCAATTTCTTCCAAATAACTACGCTTGCCACAAGGCAAATCAAAAACTATATCTTCAACTTTTTGATAAATTTTGTTATGAAATAAGATATCAAAATAATTTAATGCTTGATCATATAGATAGAAGTTCTTTAATTTGATGCCCCTGCAATTAAAAGAAACATCATTTAAATATGCAAATAATGGAATATTATTTGTATGTGTTGCAGTTCCTATGAGAAATGGTCTATAAAATAAATTTGAAAATTTGTATTTTTTAGGTGTAAAATATTTTTCTAATGCTATTTTACCATCAACAATTAAATGAAAAGTACCAGCATCACTATTAAATCGAATAGCAAAATTGTGATAACCTTGAGCTAAAGAAGATAGTGAATAATTTAAATTCAATGTTACAGCATCATATTCATTAATGAAGTTTTTTAATTTCAATCTTAAGTTTAAATTATTGCCTAAAAATAAATCATCATAATAATATCTTAAAAAACTTGATTGAGTAATGCTTGTATTGTTTGCACCGTTTAATTTTGCATAATATGTAGAAATAATATTACCAGCATTATCAAGCTTGTAGGTAATATTTTTATTTGCTTGTGATACAGTTGAGATGAGGGCAAACTGTTGCAATTCATTGCCATTTAAGTTAATTCCAAAGTCAATGTTTGTTGATTTGCATGAAGACAGTGGTAATGTGCCTGATAGAGTAACTAATCGATTGCTATCAATTCTTGCGTATTTATTGTAATCATACAATGCCCAGAGATTGCCATCAATATCAATATCATAGTCTTCTAAAGAATTATAAGCTGATAACACAAGAGATATAGCATCACTGCTGTTAGGATCATTTGCAATATACCAACTGTATATGCCATATCCTGTGCCACTCACAGTTCTGAAATAAATAGTGTCTCTGTATCTTTCTGCTTTATCGCCTGCAGTAAAATAAAAATTATTATTTTTGTAATTAACTGTTTTTGCTTGATAAAAAGAATTTAACGGTACATTATAATAATAGAATTTATATCCTGGGAAATCAGGTTGAATTTCTTGTATATTACCCGTATCAAGAGATATTTTCAACAGTTGTGTTTGTGCTAAGATGGGATTATAGCACAACACATAGCAAAACGCATCATCATAATCATAATCATATATTAAAGATAAACCAACATTATAAATTTTAAATAAAAGAGCATTATTGTTGTTATATTTTTCAAAATATCCAGATGAATTTATGATATAAAAATAACTAAGGTCATCTATTCTTATAATAGCATTTGCAGATGAAGATATCTCCAGTGTATCCAAATGTTCAAAATTGAGATTTGTTATTTCAATTGCACTGTTGCTGTTAATAAAAAGTGTAGGTGTTACTTTATTTGTATTGAAAATGCCAAAACCATCTGTGGTGTAGTTGCCTAATAATTGATATCCAAATGGTTTGGTCCAATCAGCGCTATGCAAATCGAAAATAATGGTAAATTGATTGCTGCTATTAATAGAAGAAAGATTTTCAGTTACACAGTATGTATAACTATCAAATGCAATCTCTTCATTTACAAAAAACTTTGCCATAATATTATTTACTGTAAGATTTTGTTATGATACAGCTCCTAACACTGTACCAGTACCAGTAACTGTGACTGTTTTGCCATTCTTATTAACTGCTTTACCAGCAGCACCGCCAACGCCATCTCCTGTTCCAGAGGAATTATTACCTCTGCCAGTTAAGCCATTTTGACCCAATCCGCCTCCAGCACCTCCATTTGCACCAGCACCATATATATTATACCAAGAACCACCTGCTCCACCTGCTGTACTGCTTCCTGGATTACCAGAACGTGCAAGACTACCAGCATAACCTGTTGCATATCCTGTACCACCAGCTCCTGGGCCATCTCCTGCACCACCACCGCCGCCCATCCAAGCTTGTGAACTTACACTGTCGCTGCTATCATATCTGCCTATACCACCTCCTCCGCCTCCACCACCTATGATGCCATTATTAATGATATTAAAAGTTATATTGGCAGTGTTGGTTATAGTAATAGCATCACCACCGGTTTCAATGATTATATTTGTAGGTGATGTGGCATAAGCCCCTCTTCCACCAGCACCATGCACAACACTATTGGATGGCACAGTTAATGTAATTGTAGAGCCAGCTGGCCAAGCATTGCCTGTGTCAATAGCTGCTGTTGTAGTAATCAAACTGCCTGCACTACCTAGTAGTGTAAATGTAACATTTCTAGGTGCAGATCCTATAACATTGCCTGTAAAATTCTTGTACTCCACAGCCAGATTGAGATTATAACTTAATGTAGCTGGTAACCCTGCATACACAAATTCAGGCACTTGAGTAGGTGTTGGTGTAGGTGTGGGTGTTCGTGTAATGGTAGGTGTAGGTGTGGGTGTTCGTGTAATAGTAGGTGTAGGTGTGGGCGTAAAGGTAGGTGCTCCAGTTGGAGTAGGTGTGGGTGTGGGTGTTCTAGTTGGTGTAACAGTTGGTGCAGGAGGTGTGGGTGTAATGGTAGGTGTGGGTGTGACTGTTACAGTAGGTGTGGGAGTGGGTGTGGGTGTAGCTGGCTGTATAAATACATCACCACTAATGAATCTACTGTTAGTAAAATTACCTGCAGTGAGTGGTTCTTTTTGTAAGATGTTATTGGTTTTTATGCCAAACTGAATTAATCTGTCTTGTTTAGATTCTATATATTTTTTACTAAAATTTGGACCTAAATGTTGATAGGCATAATATGTGCCAGGTTCAAATATAGAATTTGAGATAATATCAACTACTTGTATTTGTGAAGGAAATATACTTTGCAAACATTCATAATTTGATTTGTATTCTATTGCATTAAAATCTGTTGCAGTTAATGCACCAAGAAAAGAAATTTTAGAAGGAAAATAATATCTATCCATCCAAACAGGTCGTGAGTATGCATTAGAGTTTCCTGATAACCAAGAGCACAAAAAACTACCTGTATTTTCAATTTTTGTATTGCCGAAAGGGCTGGTGAATTTATAATTGGCTTTCTTTTTAAATATCTTATCACTTTTAATTGGATGGTCACCAGCTATGGCACCTGCTTCTGCTAAAGCAGAATCATTTAAATTGAGTGTTTTAAGAGGAAAGAAATTTTGCGGCACATGAAAATATGTAACTTTATCTTTTTTGAGTAGCACGTTTACTGTGTATGCTTCATAGCCTAAAGTTATATTATCATTGCCTAATTCTTGATTGGATCCAGTAAATAATTTTTTGTAATCTCTCATGAGCACTTCAGGTTCTTGAAAGAATGGATTTGCTCTAGATTGATAATTTTCAGGGGTATTAGTATTTTTTAATGAAAGTATGTTTGTATCTAATGTGTCTCCAGAGATTGTATAATATTGAGAGTTAAGAAGCATATTAGACTCAACATTTTTATAGCTAAGATTTTTGTATATGGGAATTGTATTGTTAGAATTTTTTTCATATGAAACCCATGGATCTACTAACGGTGTGATATTTGAATCATCTGTTCTTTTTTGACAGCGAAAAACAGTTTGATTGGTAAAATTTAAATTAGTTCCAGTTATAGTAGAAATGAGAGTAAGCTCCTGCATGGCGCTATCATACCCTACGTAGTAAATAATATCAGATAAATTTTTATAGAATACAATTAAATCATTTGGCCTGTCATACGTATACAAAAAGATTTGTGGGCTGTACTCTCCTAAATTGTCCAGTGAAGCATCTTTGGAAAAAACAAGTGAGTTGGTTATGTCTGTAGTTAAATATCTTTTGATACCATCGTTTTCATGAGCTATCTTACAAGTATTGCTATCTAGAAAAATAATTTCAAAATAATACGTATTATTCATTTTAGTTGATGTACCGGATACTTTAACTGAAGCTGTATTAAAAGAGATGTCTGGTTCTTCAACAACCCAAAATCTTGTTCTGTCTGTTATGCTATACAAAGCATTAGCTGCAAGATAAGATGAAAATCCTTCATCTTGCAGAGGTGCTAATGGTGTTAATTCTAATACATTATTTAGCGTTTTTCTGTCAGTTAGAGATAATGAAGAATAATTGTTAATATTAAAATCGTTAATATTTTGTGAAATTTTTTCTAAATTTACAAATATATTATTTTCTGTATACAGAGTATTCTTAAGAAATTGTACATTACTATCACTAGAATAGTTGCTAGATAAAGGTACTAAATTGTATGAATCTAGACTATAAATTTGCATTATAAGTATTTACAGAAGAAAGTCATTTTAAATACTACTTTGTTTAAGAAGCACGCATTATTAATTTAACTATTTGCTGTTATGGTTTTAAAAAAACAATTTAAATTAAAGTTTTTTATTTTAAATGTTGGGTTGTTCTTACTGGTACTGTAGCTCAAACCAATACTTGCTACACTTGGCAAACGGACAGGTAAATCATAAGTGAGGTAATTTACAAATTCATATGCAGAAAGTGGTTTCATGTCTACCAGTATTTTCTTGCCTAAATTTGTTAAACGCACTCTCACAGTTTTAAAGGTTGGTATGCCAGCTGTTGACTCATATAGATTAAAAGGAGTTTTAAATGAAGATGCAGTAAGAGTTTCACTGCGATACAGAACATTGTAATTATTATCCATGCTATCACGAATGCTAATGGTGTTTGGTACTGCATCTTGCAAACCATTGACATTCAAGCTGGAAAGAGCAAAATTACCTGTTGCATCAAATCCAATACCTAAACTGCCTTTGTATTTGCCTGGATAGCTGATATAACTAAATGCACCATCATCTTCAGAAACAAGAGTTAAGTTTGCATAATTTAATGCTTTGCCTGGACCGCCTCCACTGATTGGAGTATCGTATGTTGTTGCATCTGTAAATGAAACGCAAAATCCTTCAGATCCAGATAAATAGCTGCCATAAAAAGCATAATCAAATGTAACAACAACATCTTTTTCTGTATCCACAGTTTTAGGAAAATAAATTATGGAACTTGTGGCAGAAATGGGTATGGAATAAAAATCCCCTGCATTAATAACACTGAGCACATTAGTAGCAGTGCCATAATATTTTTGCTCAGAAACTACTGCACTTACAGTATAATACCCTGCTGCCAAAGGTATTGCAGAAATACCATTTTGGTAATAATACAACTGCGCTGATAGTGAATAGCTTGGCACAGAAGCAGAAGCTGCAATAACAATATTTGTATATACTTTATTTAACCCAGTAAATTCAATGAATGGTGATACATCATATCTAACTGCTGGTATGTGGCGCACAGCAGATACAGGCTGATAATAGAATGTATCTGCAGAACTTATGACCACAGTAATTACACCGGTACTATCTGTGGCAGAAAGTGTGTTGCCATTGCCTATTATTACTCCCGGGCCACTTAATACTGTAACATATGTGGGTACTGCAGATCCCAAGTAGCTTGCTGTTGATAAAATATCGGCAGTCTGAGTAAATTGTATTGTTTCTGGAACAGAAGTAATATAGAAATCAGGTGTTGCTCTGATAGCGGCACTGCTAGTACCACCCCAACCTCTTGCAAGAAGTTTAGTTCTTGCATCATTGGAAACACGAGACCTACTAGTTATATTGCCTGTATATGATACATTTTTGGTTCCACTTGGTGTGTTGGGATTGTTGGCTAGTGCAATGAGTAATGAGTCAATATGTGTAGAAGAAAGCTGATTAGATCCTACACTAATAACTTTTAAATTGAGAGCGCTAAAAGGAGCAGTATCAAGTGTTTTTAATCGATTATTTTGTAATAAAAGATACTGGCATACTTGTGGCAAGTTTCTTATGAATGTATCTGCAGAAGTTAATGTAGGTATGTTGGAGAAGCTAGCATAGGTAATGCCTGGATTGTAATAAGAATCAAGATTTACAAGAGGAGAATTGCCTGAAATATTCAAAGTGTTTGCAAGATTCAATGTTGTTAAGCTTGGCATGTAATTTAATGCATCCAGAGAGCTCAAGGGCAGAGAGTCAATAACTAAATTGGTTAAAGAGTTGAGAGGTTTTACTGAATCTAGATGTCTTATATTTGCACCTTTGAGGTATATGCCTGTGAGTGCATAACAATTGGAGAAATTAAAACTGGAAACATTTGATACTACATTGGTGTTTATGCCATCAAAAGTATAAGAAAATTGCTTCAAATTGAAATTGTTGTTACAAGTTATCAATGGCAGAGGAGAATCAGGTGCATCGTAAATAGTAACAGCAGATAGTGCAATATTATTTTTTATGGTGGTGGTTGATGTTTTATTGCCAGAAATCGTTACATTCCTCAAATTAGAGTAATCTTGAAAGTCAATGGACTGTAATTTTGAATTGTTTGCAAAATTAATGGTGTATAATGCATTGAAACCAGGAGAGAAATTTATGCTGCTTAAATTTGCATTGTAATAGCATGTAAATGTTTGACAGGCACTCAGTTTAGAAAAATTAATATCTCTTGTATCTGTATTATACAAATAAATGTCCCGTAAAGCTGAACATCCAGCAAATTGTAAATTTGAAGGCACATCAATTACTCTTAAAACTAACATGTTGTAGTTGTTATCTAATACTAGGCCTGTTAATGCAGGGCAAGTTTCTATTCTTAAAGAATAACTAAGCACTTGTGGTACCAGTAAATCTTTTAAATAACGTGCTTGTGTAACAGTAATAGCACCCATTACTTTAGACGTTACAGGTGTGATTAATGTTCTTAATTCAGGGACAATATCAAAATAAAGATCAAAAATGCCACTCAAGGATGATGCATCTACAGAAGAAATAGCCGGACAGTTGTAAAGAGCAAAAGTTGGGCTTAGAAAAGTTGGAAATCCTGGATTTGATATAGGTCTTTGATCAAATGGTTGGTTGCCAAACGTAACACCAGTCAAAGCAGTACAATTTGCTAAACCAACCCACTGTAATTGACGGCCAGGTATTACATTCAGATCTAAATCTGTGAACGATACACCGTTTAGTGATGAGTTATTATGTGCATCCAGATAATTCAAACTGGAAAGTTGATCCATGCCAGTGATATCACTCAATTTGCTTATGGGTCCAATGCCTGCCATGTTGAGGTACTGCAATGCAGTTAAAGAATTGAATACTATTTGATTTGCTGAAAGTGTTCTTTGTGGGGTATCTGCAGAAGTTTCAAATTGCAGAGCATGCTCACCAATGTAAAGATTTCTTAAATTAGGTATGAACGGCACATTCAAAGAAGAAAGATTGTTTTGTGAAACGTCCAAGGTAGTAAGTGAACTCAGAGGCCCAGCAATAGTAATGCTTTTTAGTTTGAATAAATCTTCAGCATTTGGTGGATCAAAAATTCCTTGAGAATAATTATTCCATCTGCTAAATTTAAGTGTTTCAAGACCAGATAAAAGCCTTGTATCACAATTTTTAAAATCAATTGCAAGGTTTTTAAAAGGGTTACGACCTACAGAAAGAGTAGTAACACGGGCAGCTTTATTATCATCACCTAATTTAAAATCAAAAGCAGAAAGTTTATTATCAGAAAGATTCAAGCTGTTGATTCTGCAACCAGATATACTAACAGTGCTCAAGGCAGATTGTCTCATATCTACAAATCCCCAGTTGTTTGAAGACCCATTCCAGAATTCAATATTGGTAATATAGAGTGCGCTTAATGGCCCTGCTCCCCACATGGCAATGCTTTTCATGGGCAAGTCACGCAGATCCATGGTGTTTAAATAATTGTTAGCTTCTAAATTTAAAGCTGATAAGTTGGGAAAAAGTGCAAAATTTATGGTAGTGGCTTTAGCATCCGTTGTAACCCAAGGTAAAAAATAACTGCCCATATTGCCACCCAATATCCATCTAACATTGTTTAATTTTGATGAAGCATTGTTTATTTTTAATTCGTTATTGGCTGTGTATTGATTGCCTTCAACATAATACTCAGAACCAGAAATAAAATTAACAATACTATAAGGCTGAGATGAGTATTGTGTATTATCTAAAGGTATGAAGTATGATGTCAGAGCTGTTAAGCCTGTGGTTGTGGTGGTTGCTAGTGTTACAAATGCCATATTATGCTCCGAAAACGAATTCGTCTCCTATGATTGTTCCTGCACTGCTGCCCAATACAGAATATGTATTATAGTCAAAATACTCAGAAGGATTACTAAAATTGTTGTGCAGAATGTCCATGTTGGGCTTGTACATGATGTTTCTTATATTACTTAGAATACCATTAAAGTATTTAAATGATATAATCACAGGGTAAAACAAGTCTGATACATCACGAGCCAAGTATGTTATACTATAATAGCCTGATTCATTACTATAAGACATGATGGGTTTGTCAATACTTGTGATGTCAGTGTTAAAATTTGTACCTGATAGTGTAAAATTGCTTAGTTCCTGACCAGAAAGTGTGTTGCTAGGATAAATTTGTACCAATTTATTAGAATTTAAATTGAAGGTGTATATGTTTGGATATATGGCTTTGAAATTTGTTGCGCTATTAACAGGCGATAGACTCATATTAGCAAGAATTAATTCATTTTCTAGTTCATTGAACCAAACAGTAGATATTTTTTCAAAATTCTTATACTGTCCTCTTTGTATAAAAAATTCATTACTAGAAGAACTCTGTATGATATTAAATGCATAATCAAAATCAATTCTATCAAAAATTACATAGTTTTCAGTTTCTAACTGCAAATAATCATAATAAATATCAAAATTAATTAATTTTTGGTTTATTTCATTAATAATTTCTGGAGAATATTTTAAGAAAACACCTGAAAGAGCAGAAGAAACTGGAGCAATAACAGAAGAGTTGGAACTTCTAAAATAAAAATCACCATAAGTTTCAAATTTAGTTTCATACAGTGTTTTTCTTTCTACATTTTCATATGTTGTGGTATTTGCAGATGTTTCAAAAGCAGGAGCCAAAACATTATAAAAATAACTATTTAAAAATAGCCCTGTATCAGTGGTAAAGACAGGTGGACAGGGTGTTTCTTGGTTTGAAAAACTGCTTACTACAAAATAATTGCCATAATATTTTGCTGCAGAATTTGGTGGTGAAAAAAGAAATGTTCCTTGGTATGCAAAGTTAGCTCTATATCCTGGACCCAGTGGATTAATACCAGCATCAGCTAGTATATCATAATAAACTTGAGTATTTACTGGATCAAAAGTAGGGTCATCAGAAGGGTAATCTGTAAGAAGAGCAGAATTTGGTGCAACAAAAGTGAAACCATCGCGCACATTGCAATCAAATGTTGTTTGTATGTATGCAGAGCAAAAATTTTCTGGCTGCATGGTGTATGATTTTAATGCAAAAGGTGTGCTTGAAAGACTGTAAGAAGGTATGCCCAAGTTATATTTTGAAGCGCTCAGAGGAGAAGTTGCAGTCAATGTAGAGCCATGTGTAAAGTATCCTGAACCTGGAGGGATATTGTTAGTAGTTTTTAGAGTCACACCAGAGTATGTGTATCCTTCTTCAGGTATGTCTGTAGTATAGTTAAAATCAGTGCCCTTGTTCAAATCATTAAACACATAACCATCCAAAATCAAACAAGATTTGCTTATTTTACTGTTTTGCAATGCCAATATGCTTGCTTGTGCATCTTTTGTAGGGCCAATAATTTTATAAAGCCCATATTCATTGCCATACACATCAGATTTATATTGTATAAGTGTCTTGTTGATAAACGGCAACAGGGTCTTTGATCTGCTTTCAAGTGGTAAAATAGTATTATCAATCAAAGGAAATACATCAGAATTGGCCCAATTGCTATCTTTTAAGCCATCAAAAAATGTTTGAGAGTCTACATAACGTGACAATCCTTGATTAGAATAATTGAGCGATTGTTCTCTGCTTTGATAACCTCTAAAAGTAGGCAAGAGAGGGTCATTGATTGCTTCACCATATTTGTAACTATTTGAATAGTCTGACTTCAATACATTGCTATTATCAATAAATGTTAAAGGTGAATACTGTTCTTGCTTTGTTCCTCCAGATACTTTACCATATGCATCAGGATCTGGAAATATGTACAAACTATTTGCAGATAAAGTTTCTGAACTTAGTGCATAAGTAAAACTAAAATTATTAAAATTTAATAACCCAATTTTATCAGGTTTAAAAAATAAACCTAATTTCTTACTGGTACTTAAAAATGATTCACTTGGTACTGCAGCAATGGTAGGTGTATTTTTATTTAAAAAATTTGCAAATGGACTGTCTGCTTGAAATAAAAGGCCTGAAACATAAGATGTTGATGTGCTACCAGTGGAAATATAATAATAATCTGTACCCATGTACTTGGTAGTCAGGCTTGATTCTAAGTTAAGAGAGAGATTATCTGCATTCTGATTATTGATATTGTTTATAAAATCACTATCTTTAAGATAATCAAGTTGTGTACCATTTACATTCAAATTGATAGTGAAGTTATTTGTGCCAAGTTCTATAAGATAGAAAGGATAGCTTTTTATGGCATCAATGATGGCTTGATCAAAATCAATGAATAAATTAGGATTGATTTCATTAGTGTTTGTATTGAAATATTCTGCTCTTAACCCTTGTGTCGCATTATATGCTGAAGCAGGCAAGGTGCCAATGTCAAGATAGTCAGGATATTGGTCATAATTTTCTTCTAATTCTACTATGACATTGTTTCTGATCGTAGAAATAGGTAAATTTAAAGTGTTAACTAAATCAACAAGATCTTGCTCTTCTAAAGCTCTAGAAATTTCATTATAAATTAAACTTTCAAGACCGTAAATACTGCCTTTGAGATTGTATTCAACAGCTGTACTCTGCAGTTTATCTCTTAATGATGCATAATAATTGCATATGTCTTTTATTTTTTCTGCAAAAAATGGTACTGCAATTGCAAGATCCCTGGGGTTGTTGGCATCTATGTTGCGTAAAAATCTTTTTTCTTCTAAAGAGGTATAATTTAAAATAACTTCACTTAACAGATTTTTATACAAATCAGTAATTGTAACAGTTTCAATAACTGGTATTAAGTTTTTCTTTTCATACCAATTGGCAACATAGCTTTTATATCTTTGTAGCAAGTCAGAAATGTTGGTGTATATTATTTTGTTATATTCTACCCATCTAACAAAAGAAAATGGGTGCTCTCTGTCCAGTACTAAAACAACATCTTCATTAGATGTTATAGAATTAGGCAAATTCTCATCTATAAATCTATTGGTAATGGACATTAAATTATTTAATTGTTGTACTGTATGTTGGCTGCACTAGTAAACAATTTTAATCCTTTGGTTAATTCATAGCTTATTAAATTTTGCATGATGCCGTTTGTTCCAGCCCAGGATTTATAATCTAAAGAACTGGCAGCATTTAAATAAGTCATGGGATTTTCCCAGTCTATAACATTGTTATAATATGTATTTTCTGGTGTGTCTACATATTCATAAAATTCATAAAATGTGCCTATGTCTGCACCGGAAATATTTTTTGGTGCAACCAATCCCCATCCCCAGTCATAACTAAAAGCGCTCAAAGGTTTGGTTTCACTCATAAGATAATATTATTTATAGCATAATTCATTAGTATGTTGTTACATATGTGCTAAGAATACCGTAGAGTGAATTATTATCACCAGAATAAATTTCATGCAGAGGCTGAGGTATGGCTGAAAGCGTAAAAATTGTAGTATTATTGTTACTGCCGTTGCCAAAATTACCCCATACATTTATGCCAGCAACATAAACAGCTGTAGGGTTGGGTGTTGTTGTTTGTGCACTCAGAGTCACAATGCTATAATATGAATTTGGTATTACTTTTATAAAATCACCAGGTATGGCTGTAAATACTGTAGTGTTAGTATTATTACTATTAGCAAACATACCATAAAAATTAATACCTGTTCCAAACCATTGGGTTGATGGTGTACTATCAGACTTTGCACTCTGTGCAACAGTTGTAAATGTTGTATTATACATGGTGTACCAATCACCTGGCATGGCTGTAAATGTTTGAGAATTTGTAGAATTGCTATTTCCAAAATTGTTTGCGCCATTATACCCTGCACCAAACCATTTGTTTGATCCTATGCCAAGGGGGCCAGCACTTTGAGCCAGTGTGCAAGCATATGTTCTACTACCATCATGTGATATCATATCAACCCATTCTCCTGTGATGCGTGTGAAAGAAGTGTACGAATTATTACTACCACCTGCTTGAAAACCAAAAATATTATTTGTTGTGTTCCTACCTGCTGCATACCATTGAGTTGATGGTGTGCCATCAGACTTTGCACTTTGTGCCAAAGTATAACTATCTCCTGGTCGCATTTTTGACCAAGAGCCAGTAATAGGCACAAAAGAATTAAATGAATTTGTGTAATACTGCGGTACACCAAACTGGCCATAAGCATTGGTTCCTGTTGCATACCATTGGTTGGATGGTGTACCATCAGGTTTTGCACTCTGTGCAACAGTGAATTGGCTGGGATAAAAGTTACTAACAATAATATCTGTCCAATTGCCAGGAATAGCAGTTAAAGTTACGTATAATGTAGTATTGCCTATGCCCATTTGTCCAGCAGAATTATCTCCTGAGCCAAACCATTTGGTTGTATTAGCGGAAAGCGCAAAATTTGTAACTCCTGATGAGTTCTTTGATAATACAAATTTGCTATACTGTGGTACAGGCATTGTAGCTGCAGACATGGCAGTAAGAGCAGTTATAACTGCTGTTCCAGCACCTGTACCGAAGGTGTTTTGAGAACTATTTCTTCCGGCCACAAAAGGAAGACGTCCAAATACTATAGGTATTGGTGTAACAGTAGGCGTGGGTGTAACAGTAGGCGTAGGTGTGGGTGTAATAGTTGGAGTGGGTGTGGGTGTAAGTGTAATAGTAGGTGTGGGTGATGGCGTAGGTGTAATAGTTGGAGTGGGAGTAACTGTTACAGTAGGTGTGGGTGTTATAGTTGGGGTGGGAGAGGGTGTAGGTGTGGGTGCAGGTGTGGAAGTTACTGTGGGTGTTGGTGTTACTGTTGGTGTTGGAGTAGGTGTTCTTGTGGGTGTTACTGTTGGTGTTGGAGTAGGTGTTCTTGTGGGTGTTACTGTTGGAGTGACAGTAGGTGTGGGTGTGGGTGTAGGAGCAGTTTTGCTACTCAATACATTTACAAGAGCAGATCCTGTGGTGTAGTAGTATATAGAGAAGTAATTTGCAGGAGCAGATGACAATGTTGCAGCATTAGTGACATATATAGGATTTTTAGTCAAATAAACATTATTAAAATTATATCCTGAAAGATAACAATTGCTGTAATTTGTTACATCAAAATTGTTTTTTATTGAGCAATAATCTGTTAAATTGAACCCAAGAACAAAATTTGTAACTGTGTTGCTTACACTAAGGTTAATATTATTTGCACTGGGCACTACTACTTGACCATTTGAAGTGACAAAAGTTACAGGAATTGGTGTTGATGTGGGAGTAGGAGTGGGAGTAGGGGTGGGTGTGGGTGTGGGTGTGGGTGTGGGTGTAGGAAATATATTGGTGTTTACTAGAGTGTACAAATTAGAAAATTTTTCATAAGCAACAATAGGTTTACCTGATGTTATTGTGCCTGAAATAGGTGAGATTCTATTGCCTAAGTTTCTGCCAATATTGGGATTGACAGTAAATTTTTTATTGAAATCACTGATATATTGATTTTGGCTGCCATATAATATGCGTTGTTTAATGCTGAGAAGATCCACTATGCGTCTAAGCTGAGGAGGAAAAGGGTAGTTGTATTGTTCAAACTGTATTCCAAGTTCTTTGCAGAAAGAAAGCAATTGATATAAATTGCACTTGTCTACATCTGCAATATTAGAAGTAAAGTTTGCTATTTTTTCATATATTGTTTTTCCTAATTCATAAGGTTGAGCGCTCAAGTTGCCCACAATTGTTCCTAAAAATTCATCAAAAAATACACTTTTATCTAATAAAATTTCTTGATATCTTAAATTATCATAAAAAGAATTGGCATCAAAATTTTCATTTATTTTTTGTATGTTATAAACACCATTATCGGAAAATACTGAGAATTCACTTGATTCTCCTGATACATATCTTGTAACTGTGTATGGCACCATGTATTTGTTGATCCATCTTGACCCATTCCAATCACCATAAGCTTGAAATAATCTATCATCAAATGCTGATACTGGATTAGTTGGATCATTATCAGCAGGAAATGCAAGATTCAAATAAATGCTTGATGAGAGGGCTGGTGTGGCACCTGGCAATATATCAAAATAATATAGTTTATTATCGCGATTATTAATAACCCACAAGTAATCACTAGTGTCACAAGCAATGCCACCTATATCACAAATATAGTTGGTAATATTTATTGCACTGCCTGCAATAAAGTTAGTGGTTTGGCCAGTTTTTGCATCAATTTTAGTTATAATATTAGTAGAATTGGAAACATAAGCATTTTGACTGCCATCCACTGTTATATTGCCTACAAGTTTGAAGCCACTGATAGGATATCCTGTAACTAAATCACCGTACTTTGTATATTTAAATACAAAATCGTTTCTATTGTTTATATCTGGAGGTGAAACAAGATTGTTTAAAGCAGTTACCCACACATATTCATCCCTATCAACTACTATTTCCACAGGAGAAACAAGAGGTGCAATAGGAATTGCTGTTAAAATGTCACCATATGTATCATATTTTATTAAGAAGTTTGATACAGGGTGTGTATATGCAACCCATAAATTGTTATCATAATCTGTGTCAATGGAAGCAGGTAATAAAGAATTTTCACCAGCAAATCCAGACAATTCAGGTAATGTGTATGTTGAGCTCAACAGATATACTGCATTTACTAGATTAGGATAAGCAATAGACATTACATTACCAGTGTTGCTATTGATCTTAATACAAGAAACAGCATCAAAAAGTGATATCCAAATGTTGCTAGCGCCATCTAGAGCAATGCTATTGGGAGCTGAACTTGATAATTCATTTGATCGTAAATCTTGATACACTATTCCAGAAGAAGATTCAACTGGATATGAAGATAGTGCAAAAGCAGAGAGTATATTACCAAAAACATCAACTTTATATATCTTATCAACTGCAGCATCACCTACCCAAGCTTGGTAGTCATTGCCTATGCCTGCTCCTGAAGGTGCTACAGCTAAACAATAAGAATTAGGACTGTTTGGTGTTCTAAAATTATCAATTTTCCCTGAAAGCGCAAATTCTGCTGTGCCAAAGCAGTAGTTGTATATGCTGGTTCTAAATATTCTTTTTAAGTATTTGTAATCAGGTTGACAAATCCATCCTAACAAACTATCTTTAGGAAAATTAACTGGATCAACAATGTACATGCCAGCAGTTAATTTGCATGTAGTGTTAGATGATTGTGGTATAAAATACCCTTTATAAAAAGCACCAATGCTCTGTGGTGCTTCTGCAGGAAAATCATTATAATAAAGTGTATCTTTTGTACGTACATAATTATTTCCAGACAATGCAATTAGATCTATCTGCAAGTTAAAAGTAGAAGCACTGGGCGTAGTTGCATCTATAGAAGAACAATATAATGGGGGATATGTTCTTGTTGTATAACCTAGATCATCCTTTAATTTTATAACAAAAGGAATTTCTGTGTTTTGCCAGCTTATTGCTGGTAATTGAAATATAGTAGTAGAAAGTGGCCCTTCACCATCAATGCCATTAGTTGTAATAGAAAGAGTATTAGCAGGATTGTGTCTAACTTTAATTATGGGCTGAACAGCAGATTTAATAGTCTGCATGCCTTCTGGAGGATGAGGTATGTATTTGTACAGATCATTTGAATAGGTAAATGCATCGTTATATAATGCATTGTCTGGTGTAGCAAAAACAAAAATAGGAGAATCTCTGGTAGTAAAATTTTTAGTTCGGTCATCTACATAATAAATCTCTGCATATCCAGTGGTACCAGCAAAGGTACTGCCAGTATCGTTTTCACCACATAATTCCAAAGCATTGTTATTGATTCTTGCATATATATTGGTGTCAATAGTACTGACTTGATCTACTATAGTATAATTATAATTTTTACCAAAATTTTCTTTTATATAGAATCGAGATAAAGACCTCAAATGAGCCCATTTATCATTATAATATGTTTCAGCATTAATATAATTGCCAAGTGCACCTGAAGCATATAAATTAATTGTAAAATGATTTCCAGTTAATGCTTGTAAAGTTTGAAAGCTGTTTCTTCTTAAGATAACTAAAGGGTCAGTGATTCTGCTTGCAGGAACATCGTAGATAAATTTACCGTAATCTTTAAAAATTATATCATCCTCAACAAAATTAAAAATCTGAACTGTTGGTGTGTATATATCACTGTATGCATTTCCTTGATCATCAAAAAATGTTAACTGTACTTTATATGAACCAGGCCATTTATAGTGATGAGTTGCAGTAATTTGAGTAGAGGTTGTGCCATCACCAAAATCCCATTGAACGTATTTATTAGCATAAGTCCCTGCAGTAGACAACAGATTAACTGTTGTAAAATCTGGTATAAAAGTTAAAGGTGTAATATCTAAAGAATATGTTGATAGTGTCTCAGAATTTGAGAAATCTTTTATATTAAAAAAAAGATATGAAAACAAATTTGTAGGGGTCATTAAAACTCTCTCTCAAGAAGTTGCAATGAAGGGGTTATAACAGTTATTTTATCAATAAAATTAACTGGATTATTTAAATATGGAAATTTAAAAAATGGTAGCTGTGTGTCTTGTGAGATAATATTAATATCATCATAAGGGTACACAGGATTAAAAGCGAGAAAATTAATACCTGGTGTACTATAGGTTGTAGTACCATTAACACGAATAGTTTTTACATCTATTATTCCTTCAATAGCATTTATTTCGCTAGATAAATCGGTTAGAGAAATAAGTTTGCCTAAATTATCTTTTGTTGTAGCAAAATAATTAATAATTAAATTAGCGACTAATTGTCTTATTGATTCGGGGTTTCTTTTAGCTGTAAGATCTCTGGTTATCTGCAAGTAACAGCTATTTGAAATTTCAGGTGTTAATACTTCATTAGCTACTCTCAATCCTAAATCGAATTGCACATAAACTGGATCATTAAATACAATTTCAGCAGTAGCAAGCTTAGTTCTGTTAACATTATTGATGATTAGATTTTTTTGAGCTGTGTTTACATAATTTGCTCTTGTGGAGAGCGAAGTAATTTTTTCAAGTTTTGGTACAGAATAAACATAAATGTTATTAAAATTGCAAGAATCTGCAAATTTGACTTGATTCAACAGTACACGTGATTCAAGACTGGGTTTATTTACCCCTAGATCATAATAGTATTTGATATGCTGACTCAAATAATCCCAGTTATTAACAACCTTTACAGATGCTAAGATATTACTATAATTTTTAAGAATATAATTTTGAAAATCTTCTGTTGTAATTAATCTATATTGACTTTTAAAAGTATTAGTAGAATTTGCTTTTATATTATCTACTGATTCAGCAGTAACAAATTTTGTAGAAGGATCAGGGTTTTCAAAGCTTAATAGATTCAATTCGCGTTGATCCAATAATCTGAGATTAGAGGGTGTTGTGTCTGTTTTGATTTGCGTAAACCTTACTGGGTTATATATGAAAGGTGTATTGCCGTTTAATGTATTGGGGCCAACTTGTCCAGGGGTGCCATTAGAATTAATATAATATATGGCAACTTCATCGTTTGTATTGAGTTGCTTGCCATTAACATTATTTCCAAATTTAATTTCATATCTGCCATTTTCATTTAGACGTATTTCATATTTTAATGCATTTGATCTCTCTAAAAATAAAGATTGTGTTGTTTCCCATTTGACCCACTTGGGTGTAGTTGCAGTATTATCTTTTACATAGACATCAATATTGAAATGATCAATAATAATATTATTATTGTTGTTGTCAACAATTACCATGGTAATTGTCTCAAGAGGTTGACCTGTTGCAACATATGTAGGATATTCAGTGTATGTGCCTTGGTATAATAGATTTTGATCGCTAAATACAGAAAGATATTCTGTACCGGAGGTTGATTTTGTAAAAGTTGAATCGCTGTTAAAACTATACACAACACCATTAATGGTAAAGTAGGTGTAGCGTGGTACTGTGTATGTACCAGCTGGAAGTTGATAATTAGCATATGCTTTGAAAGGTAAAATGGCAGTTTGATATCCAATAGGATTATAGCCAAGCAATTTTACTATTTTGTTAATATTTTCGTAAATACTAGCAGTGCTAAATGTGCTTTCAGTAGCAGTTTGATTGAGATAAAAAAGCAAAACATTATATGCATAAGCTATAATATCAATAACTGCAGAAATATTACTGCCTTCAAAATTTTGATCAGTAAAAACTGTATTGCTATTTAAACGGTTAATAATTAAGCTTTTGAGTGATAATGCATCAAATGCAGCATAACTATCAATATTCAAATCATAATTATTATTCAGGTTCGCCATATTTAATTATTTAAAAAGAACCCTGAGTTACTCAAGGTTCCTACTAGTTGAAATGATTTATTATTTATTTGCGGTATATTGAGGTTAAGCGTTATAACGTATTGTTGTTTTTCAGCACTAAACCCTACATTTAAATGGCGTATGCGCAGCCTTGGCTCAAAAGTGGCTATGCCTTGTGTAATATCATTAGCTATAGTTGTTGCAACATCTTCGTTTACTGGTTCAAATAAATACTTTGCTAAGTTAAGACCGAAGAATGGGTTTAACAGCTTTTGACCAGGTATTGTAGTAAACAAGCTAACAATACTATTTTTCAATGCATCATAATCTAAACTATTGACTGAGTCTTTTATTTCTTTATTTTTAAGCAACTCGTTATTTACTGTGTAATCGAAGGTTAAATCTAACTTTAAGTCAGAATAAGTAAAACCTGAAGTATTTACAGGTTTAGGTGTTAATGTATTAATCTGCAAATTGCCCATACTATTATTTATGAAAAAAATAAAGAAGGAATAATAAGCTTGTTGAAATAAATACTTTAAATGAATAGACGTTTTAATAAGTTATATGAAGCAACTTTGCCTAGATATACACGCGGTGGGTTTCTCACTAGTGATAGAGTAAGATTTATTGATAATGCATTAAAGACTGAATTCTTCAAAAATCAGCCAGAATCAGTTAAAACAGCTGTTAATGATCTAATTAATTCTGGATTAAATCTCAGAGTAAGAAATGTTAAATCTGCAATGCCAGCTGTTATGGGTGCTGGAAACCCTGATGATTATGGTTATAGCTTTTCTATTGAAATAGTCCCTGAAATAGCTCCTGGTACATATGATGTTAATAAAGCTGTTACAGTACCTGCTAATTTGCTTGTGCATCAAAATGATGGCATTAATCTTCCTCCTATACCAGATAAATTAAAGTACGATAATAAAGTGCAAATTAAACCTGAAGAGGTTAAAATAAACGACGATAAAACCCTTTTAACACCTAGATCTGAAACACACATGTCTGATGTTGGTGGTAAGCTTGAAAAAGGTGATAGAGAGTTAAAAAATGTAAATGTAAAAATACCTTCTAAGCCAGCAGAAGGAAATAGAGATCCAGCTACCTATACTGCGCAGTATTTACCCAAGAGCTGAGTATCAGCCAAAAGAATCGTACAAGCAAAGAAGTTGATCTCTTGATCTATTACAAATGCAGATCTATATAGATGCTCTGCAGCTATGAGTAGTGCTTTTTTCTTATATTCTATATCTGTTTCGTATTCATCTATATAATTAAATAAATTTCTTAATAATGAAACATAATCTGCATTAAAAGTACTTTCGTTTTCAATTAATGCTTTTCTCAGTGAGTTGATATTTTTACTTTTTATTTCTTTAAAAATCAAGGTTAAGAAATCATTGGGATTGAATTCATTTATGTTTAGTTTTTTAGATACAGAGAATTTTTGCAACTCATTAATGCAAAGACGTATATCTGGATAAAACTTTTTAACTAGTTCAAGCAGCTTTGTTTTTTGACTATTGATAATTTCAATCTTTTCATTCTTTAAGATATGTGCACATCTTTTTACAACTAAGTCAATAGGTGGTGTCAAATCCATGCTCTGACATCTGCTTTGCAATGCTGGTATAATTTTATATTTGTAATTGGCTGTTAATATAAATCTTGTGAACCCTGCAAGCTCTTCCATAGTATTACGCAATGCACGCTGCCCATCCATTGTAAGACCATCACACTCATCCAGAATAATTGCTTTTAAATTGCCATCAATGCTTCGAGTTTGTGCAAACCCAGTTACCTTTGTACGAATTGTATCGATACCATTTTCATCACTAGCATTAATATAGAGATATTGACAGCCTAGGATATCGTTCACAATAATTTTAGCTAAAGTAGTCTTGCCAATACCAGGTGTGCCTAAAAATAATAAATTAGGTATTTGTTTATTAGTAGTAAACGATTGAATAATCTCAAGGTTTGCTGGAGAGACAACAAAATCTTCTAGGGTACGTGGTCTGTATTTTTCGCACCACAGGCTATTAAAATCATTAATAGTCATTTGCCGGATGATCCAAATCCTTTCTCACCACGAGCAGACTCTTGCACTGTGCCCCACTCCACTTGCATACCAAAATTCATGTATACAACAAATTGAGCAATTCTATCTCCAGCTTTGATCTGATAATCTGTATCAGTTAGGTTGTAGAGTTTAATACCTGCATCACCTCTGTATCCATTATCAATAATGCCTGGATGAGCAGTAATACCATATTTAAATCCCAAACCACTTCGACTCTCTACCTTGACCCAATAACCTTCAGGTATATCAGCAAATTTAAGACCAACACTCACAACTGCACTGCCACGAGCTGGTATCACTTTATCTTCAATAGAATACACATCATAACCTGTGTCAGACTCATGATTTTTTGTGGGTAGTTTAGCTAGTTCATGTGTTTTTTCAAACTTAAGAACAGGCATATATGTTAAATTAGGGTCTAAGCTCATAATTCTATTATACGTACAGTCTTTAATAATTCAAGTATAACAGTAAATAATAGTATGAGCGAAGAGCTAAATGAAATGGTAGGCGACTTGTTGAGTCAGTTAAGTGATGCGCAAACTAAAGCAAAAGAAGCAGAAAAAGAATCTAACCCTCTTAAAAAAGAAGAATTAGAAAAGTTTGTAGTTGAAAAAGGTGGCAGATTAGTGGAAGACAGTTTGGAGATGATTAAGAATGTAAAAGATTATATTCTTTCTTCACCTGAAGCAAAAGATGTGGATGCTTTTGCAGGTCTTGTTGCAGCTGCTAGTTCAGCTATTGATACTTTAAATAAAATAGTAGTAAATGATAAAAAAGCTGAAACAGTTGTTAAGACAAAGCAAATGGATATTGATGCGAGAAAAGAACTTAAGCAGGATGAAGAAGGTGTTAAGCTTCTGGCCACAAGAGAACAGATATTTAAAGCATTAATTGATAATACAAAAGTTATAGATGCAGAAATTATACCTTAAAACTTCTTTATACAAGCGCTTATTATCTTTAAATAGCCAGCAAGTGGCCCAATAACTTGGGAAAGAGTTGATTCAACAATAGTAATAATTGCATTAACAATATTAGTGCTTGTAGGTACACCTAATTTGGGTAGGGAGCTAATTTTCTTCAGAATAGAATCAAATATATCTATATTAATCAAATTATCAAAAGATTGAAGTGAGGGTAATAAATTTGCACCAGGCAGCGGTGGAAGATCGCAGTTTAAAAGGCTTTGCTTAACTGTATCTAAATAGTTAAAAAATGGATTGAGGGTGTTAAATGAATTTAATCCATTGAGATCATTAAGAATATTTAAATCGCCAAGAGGGGCTAAAAACTGGTTAGCTCCAGGAGTTGATCCATTTAAAAATTGTTGAAAGTCGAGACCATTAACACCTGGTAATGTTCCATTTAAAAATTGTTGAGGGTTGAGATTGTTCAGATCAAGAGGAATAGGTATTCCGTTAGAATTATAAAGTGATTTTAAGCTGTCAATATTAAAAGTAAATTCAGCTAATTTATTAAAATATGTTGTATTACTTGGTAGCCCGTTAGGTGTTAAGAAGTCATCGGAAAATATGGGTAATAAAGTATCTGCATCCAGTGTTCGTGCAGATATATTTCTATACAAATCATTTTGTGCTGCTCTATATACTGAATCTTCATCAGCTGGTATGGTCATAAAAATATTTAAGTGTTAGTTGTTGTTATGTTACCAATAGTATTTTGATTGGTTTTATATGATAGTAGGTTTTTAACTTTTCTGAGTAAAAAGTCAACATTTTGAGTGAACTTACCTACAGTTAAACCAAACGTATAATCTCTTGTAATAAGTTGCTGATTAGAACCAAATGTAGCACCTGTAGCTCTTGGATTATAACCATTAGCATTATTAATATTACAATTGTATTGTATATAAGAAAATATGGTTTTAAAATTATTTCCTAACTTTGTGTAATAGTTATTAAGGTTAGTTTTAATGATGTTATATGTATTAATATCTGTAATTAAGTTCATTCCGTGTGCAGGGTTTGTTGTAGGATTAGTGTAGGGGTTTGTATATTTTGTAGGTATATTTATTTTTTTTAAGTTGTTGCGCATTAAGACAGTTGTATTATTGCTAAGATTATATGCAACAGCTAAAGAAGTGCTTGATATTTTGTTTCTTATTTGCACAGGTATAGTATTTGGAGATGTATAAAGCCCTGTTGTATAGTCTGTGAAGGGTGTAGTAGCATCATCAATTAATGCGCCACTATTCACAAGCAAACCAATGGAGTCACTGAGCTCAGTATAAAAAGAATTATTTCCAGTATTAAGATTTTGTGAAATTAATGCTTTTAGTGGCTCAGGTGTAAGTTGAAAACGTTTTACCCAAAAATCAATAAAATCGTTTTTAAGTGTTGATAATGTTTCATTTAAATCTTTATAAAAACTTGTTAAGCTTGTAACAATATCAGAACTTTGTAATGCAGAATAATAATTTAAACTAATAGTAGTTTCTTTCTCTAATCCTGCTACTGGAGAATTGAAAAAACTAGATTCAGATTTTAATTGTTCAACTGTTTGTGTATAATTTACATCCACAAGTTTTGGCAAAGCAGTTTTAGCAATGTACGTAGAAGCTAGAGTTGTGGTTTTTTTAGTTGCATATCCAGGAATATAAGCATTAGTTGATGTATTTTGAGCAGTAAATTCAGCAGTTGTATTGTTATTTGCTACTGTATTCTGTACTGTGGATATTGAAGTTGCATATAAGTTACCGGTTGAACCTTGCTCTCGTTGTGCTTTTATAGCAGCAATTGCCTCCTGGTCTGATATATCCACTTTAGACGGTTGAGTAGCAGTTGAGCCTGGAGCAAGACCATATTTTTGTTCAGTTTGAGCTTTTTTCTCATTTACAAGACGCACAAATTCGTCTTTTTCTTCTTGAGTAAAGGTTTTCATAATATATTTTTATTTAAAAAGATATCAGTAGGCAGGTATGTTTTAACACATAATAGTTCATTTACATACTTAGCATCTTCAAATATATGCTTAACTGATAATATAAAGTATATGCCTAAAAATTTATTATCAAATAATGTGGGTTGCTTATTATTCTCTCTTGTTATGCCTATAAATTTACCTGCTTGACGGTGAGTGGCTCCTTGCACTCTAAAAGTAGTAAAATTATTTAAATAAACATAGTCTTTTAAATTTTTTGCTAACCCAAGTGATAGGCGCTGATTTTTATCTAATTCAGTAGCTGCAAATCTATTACTAGTGTTCATATTTTTCATACGATAATTGCCTAGTTGAAAAGTTTTAGTTCCTTGAGGTGAGAATGGAAACACATAATTTTTATTTGCTATTTTATCAAATGCTTCCATGCTGTTTCTATCTGATTCAATATCAAATTGCTTACCGGTATAATTGTATGAGTGTACAATCTTACTATTAATTTCTGTTTGTGTATAAATTCCTGCTACACTATCAAAACTATACACATCCAGATTGCCTTCTGCTTGAAAAAAAGGTGCATAAGCTGGTGCAAATTCTATATTAAACACAGGCAATCTATCTGCTTTATTATCTGAATAGCCTGCAATTTTGTATGTCTCTAAATAATCTGGTCCAGCAATAAATTGATTGTTATCAACTTTTACTGCATTTTGAAACAATTTTTGAAAACTTTTTAATGAATATGTTTTTGGATATCGTTCAAGCTGCAGCAGCGCAGGGCTATAGTTGCCTGCAGCATCACTAACATGCCTATCAAGAATATAATTTATAGTATCAATACATTTGAAATTACCTGGTGCAGAAAAAAAGATTGATGTAGATCCAGTATCAAAAGAATTGATTGTGGTGGTAAACCCTTCATTTCTGGGTAAACTTTCCATAAGAGCTGCGGATAGTGCAGCACCTGTGGGTATGCGTCTCTCTTCATCTGTTAAATCCTGTATATTTTCTCTTTTTCCATTTATATAGTTTGTTGTTGAGAAGTAAGAATTCTTTGTTCTTAAAATTTCATAATCTAATTCCCAAAAATAAAGTTTTTTGAGCTTACCATCCATTGTACCATCATCTATTTCTTCTGTATTATAGATAGTAAAATCAAACTTGAGTAAAAAATATTTTAGTACATCTTGATCTGTAATATTAGTTGATGGCTGTTGTGATAGTTTAGGCAGAATTTGAACAGTTAGGATATCTCGACTATCACCATTGAACATAAAAGTTTCTTGAACGCTATTAACAGTAGATTGCCCAGGCATATAGTATTTGGGATTTGATTGATCAATAGTACTATCATAACTGCTTTCCAAGTTGTCTTGTCTATTATCTAATATAATAAACCCAGAATGAAATGGATTATCAATACTATCTTCTATATTAAGAGATTTTATGGAAGATGGTGAAAGAAGCTTTAATCTGCCATCATATGATCCAAGAAAAACTCTAAAATCATAGAAATTATTATTTATTAAATAAGAAAAGTCACTAAATTTTGATTCTGTTGTGGCTGGCAAATACTCACTCATACCAATTGAGATTTAATACCATTTATTAGAGGTGCAATTAAATCAGGCCGAATAGCTTTGATATACGTTCCAGTTTTAGGCTGTAACACTGGATTTTGTATATTATTTACAATGCAAAGCAACCACCACAATTCTATAGTAGAGTAGATATTAAAACTCACCATTGTCCAAGGCATTTTCTGTTTAATTGGATATATTACAAATTGTGTTGGGTCAAGGTTATTTGGCAGAATAATCTTTTTAGTAATGTTGTAATAATATTGATTAGTATTATTTTTATAAAGTTTGAATATATTCTCGTACCTGAAATTATTAAGAACTGGTAATTCTGTAATACTGTTTTGATATTGTCCTGTGTCAATTTGTCCAGTATCCATATTAGTATTTATTTGCTATCTTCAGGCTACGTTTGATGGGTTAATAATATTTCCAGTATTGTTAGTATCAGGCCAACCACCTACAGTATAATTGACTGGTGTATTTGCTCCTGGTTGATTGCTTGTATTTTGACCTACTATTGAGGAATTACCTAGATATTTGTTCACTGTAGCTACTAATTGTTGATCAAGATCAGTAATAGATGCAAGTGTATTAGCATTCTGCCCTCCAAGTACTGTGTATGCCATGAAGTTTCTGGTTTCTGTCACAAGCGATTTAAGTGTTATTTTTATTACATACGCATCTGGTATAATGGCAGTAAAGTTGGTAGATGTAGATGTAGATTGTATGTCTTTTGTAGATGTATCATATTCAGTTTGTGTGTTAACATTGCCATTAGTTGTTGAAAATGCATTTGTATCTTTAACTGGTAAAACTTCATTTGTATCAATATTCTGAAAGTCTAAATTGAAATTAAGCTCTCTTCTTGATCCTTTGAAGTCAACAGCAATATTTGTAATGTAGCAAAACGGATGAAATTTTTGACCTGGTATACTGACTTCGTAGAAAACGGGAGGTTCTATTATATTTCTATCTATTCTAGCAGGTTTATTTTGATAGAGCAGTAGATATATTAACTGCCAGTTTTTAACAACTTCATCAAAAGTTACACTACCTGTATTAATAAGAGGAAAAGTGAATGAGAATTCCTCACCTTCAGACGGAAAATTATAAAATTTAGCTTTTTCTTGAAAAGAGAATCCAAATGGTCTTGATAGAGCTCCAGCAACTCCTGCAATATTCTGCAAAGTTTCAGCTCCAGCAGTAATTAGATTTAAAACATTCTGTGTACCTGAATCTTCACCAAAAACATTTTGTGAAGAATTATAATAATCATCAAAGTAAGGAAAAACATATCTCCAGCCTGTGTTGACTGAGGGGTAGAGATTTTTATATGCTGTTAAAAGTGGGTCGTCAAGAATACTGTTAGTGTCACCCGCTTTTTGATTAAAATAGTTTAAAATAGTATCTATAATGCTTTGTTGTTTTGCTTTATTTGGAATATTTTCTGCTGTAGAACCGGGTTGTTGAGAGGGTGTGCGATATCCCAAGTAGTTTGCAGCTGTGATAAGCCCTTGATTGCCTGTTTCTTTGAGTTTCTCGAGAGTTGTAATGAAGCTATTATCTGCTCCTAAGTTTTCTTTGAGTGTGTCAATAACTTTGCTAGCACCTTGTATGGAACTACCGAAAGAATATAGAATAGATGAAATAAACGCATTAGTTTTTAATCTTTTTTCTTTTAAATATATACGGGGTGTTTCAGCTCTAGCTACATTACCAGCTTTAGTGTATGTCCAGGGAAAATCTCGTGCTACATTTACTGTTACAATATTATTAGCAACAGCATCGATAACATCTGGTCTCTTGGTGTATCCATCAGTAGTTGGCGGGACAAGAAGCGGTACAGCACTGTCTAGTCTTCTAACATTAGTGCCCTTTTCTTTAGAAGTGGTGTAATCGTACTTGAATGCCCATAATCTATTTGGCATATTATTACTTATTAGACTGTTCTGCTATCACG